AGTCTTTGGTCTATAAACAAAAGTATAAAACTTACCTGGTTCTGGATATAAAACTTCTTCTTTAAAAATATCCATAATATACATCATAATATCTTCTGGATCTGATGTTCCAGATTCACTAACTCTTTTTAAGAGTTCTTTAGTTCTTACTGTTCCTGTTCCTACATACTGACCAAAGCCTTCTGCCATTAGCGTATACCTAATTGATCTTCGGTGATTACTTTAAACTCTATCATCCTATCTTCAGCAAACTCTTGGGCAGCTTTCCATTTTGCTTGATTTACTGCATAAGTTTTGCACTCGTGAAGATATGATTTAGTTACTCTTGACTTTTGTTTTGGTGGCACAGTTTGCCTCTTTGGTTTTACTTCAATAATATAAGTTTTAATTCTACCAGTATTTTCTTTTACTTTAATAATAAAGTCTGGATAGTATCTATGCATCCTGTTGTCCATTGGAGATATGTATGGAATATAAAATTCTTCACTTCCCCATTCAATTATATTCTCATTCAAGTCACACCAAGTACAAAATCTTCTCTCCCAACTACTTCTACAAATAATATTGTTGGGATCTCCTTTATATTTTTTTGGATATGATGGTTTGTATTTGCTTTTAATACTTTCTGCCATTATCCTTATACATAATATAACGGGTCAAAAAGTATTTATAGATGCCTAAACCAGCATTTAAATCTGTTTCGGATATTACCAGTGCTCTTTTACAACCAGCACTAACGTCTCATTTTTTAGTTGAGATTGATACTAAAGCGTTAGATAGCAAATCTGTAGGAAAATCAACTAAATCTGAAAATGAATTTACAAATTTTTTGAAAGATAATGGTATAATATACAATCAAGAAAACTTAAACTTGATGTGTAGTGAGGCATCTTTACCTGGATCATCTCTTGCAACTTTTGAAATTACTAGTGATTTTACTGGTGTAACAGAGAGACACGCATATAGAAGAGTGTATGATGATAGAATAGATCTAACTTTTTATGTTAATGCTGGAGATTATACTGGCACAAAACGAAGAACTAATATTTCATCATACTTGCCGATTAGATTTTTTGAAACTTGGATTAAATTTATTGTTGATGAAAGTGAATCATCACAATCAGACAAAGATGTGGGAAGTGTAGATGGTAATTACTTTTATAGAGTTAGATATCCTGAACAATATAATAGATCTGTTATAACAATAACAAAATTTGAAAGAAGTTCTGCAACGTCAGTAAATACTACAGATTACGAGGCAAGTTATGGAAGTTATACGGGAAGTCCTTTAGTATATAAGTTTGTAAATTGCTATCCAATATCTATTTCTTCAATGCCAGTATCATACGATTCTTCTTCTTTATTAAAGTGTACCGTTTCAATGACTTATACAAGATATCTTTTATCTAAAGATGAAGAGGTTCCAGCATCTAGTTCTGGTTCCTCTAGTTCTACTGGAGATGCAACATTTACTGCAGCAACACCAGCACAACAAGCAAACTTCAATACCACATCTACCAACTTATCTGGAACTGGTGCCTTGTCAACATCTTCTTCATTGAATGTTGGTGGTGTTCCTACTTCAGCTGCAAATGCTTCGGGTAATACTGTTTCTAAGTGATACGTGGCCACGTATCACTCATCTGGATTTACTGTTGGAGCTAACTCAAATATTGTATAATAAATAATCATACTGAAACATTCTATAGGACATTATGCCTTTACCTAAGATTGCTACACCAACCTATGAACTTGAATTGCCATCAACAGGAGAGACAATTCAATTTAGACCCTTTCTAGTCAAAGAAGAAAAACTTCTTGTAATTGCTTTAGAAAGTGAAGATACCAAGCAAATTACAACAGCGATAAAAACTGTTATTAAAAACTGCATTCTAACAAAAGGAGTTAAGGTAGAGGATCTACCAACCTTTGATATTGAATATCTATTTTTGAATATTCGCGGTAAGTCCGTTGGAGAAGTTATTGATGTTAATATTATCTGTCCAGATGATGGAGAGTCTCAAGTAACTGTAAAAATTGATTTAGATTCCATCAAAGTTCAAAAGAACGAAGAGCACTCTAATAAAATCAAACTAGACGATTCTATTATGATGGAAATGAAGTATCCATCACTTGATCAGTTTATCAAAAACAATTTTGATTTTGATGATAAGAGTGCAATGGATCAATCATTTGAACTGATTGCATCTTGTATTGGTAAAATCTTTACAGAAGATGAAGTTTGGTCTTCTAGTGATGTAACGAAGAAAGAACTTACTGAGTTCTTAGAGTCAATGAATTCTTCTCAATTCAAAGACATTGAGAGTTTCTTTGAGACAATGCCCAAACTATCTCATAAGTTGACTGTTAAGAACCCAAATACTGGCGTTGAAAGTGAAGTTGTTCTTGAGGGATTAGCGTCTTTTTTCGCATAGCCTTGGTCCATATGGACCTAGAGAACTATTATCGTCTTAACTTTTCTTTGATTCAGTATCATAAATATTCATTATGGGAGATTGAAAATATGATCCCTTGGGAAAGAGATCTTTATGTAATATTATTACAGCAACATCTTGAAGAAGAAGAATCAAAACAAAGACAACAAATGAACAATGCCCACTTCTAAAGACCTATCAGATTTAGACTCACAACTGAAAAAAAAAGTCATCTCTGCGAAAGGTTTTAAGAGAGGTAGTTCTTTAGATTTTTCAAAAAGTCTTGTGAATATTCACAAGACTTTAGGAACTCTTGCTGGTTTTACAAAAAAACTTGTTATTAGAGTTAATGATTTAGAAAAGACGGTTAATAATAATTTTAGAAAGATTACAAGTCTAAAAAATATTTCAAAAACTCAAAGTGAACGAATAAGTGGAACAAATCTTGGTGCTAAGTTGCCTGGAGGTTCCACTTCAAACGTAGAAGATAATATTGCCACAATAAGTAAATCTGTAAGTTCAATCGCAGAAATATTATCTGGTAGAAAAAAATTACTTTCGGATACTGTAGCATACGAAAAAAGAAAAGAAGAACAGGATAAAAGAGCACTTGCAGAAAGTAAGTTAGAAAAAAGATTTGAGGGACTAAAAAGAACTGCAGAAAAAATAATTGCTCCAGTCAAATCTTTATTAGATAAGATAATTGATTTTTTTGTTACTATTTTTCTAGGTAGAATAGTTTATAAGTTATTAGAATGGTTCGGTAATAAAGAAAATGCAGATAAAGTTAGATCTGTTATTAGATTTTTGGGAGATCATTGGACTAAATTACTAGCACTTTATCTAACATTTGGAACTTCTTTTGGTAAGTTTTCTAGAGGATTAATTAAAGTAGTTGCTCGTGGAGCATTCTTACTTGCTGGTGCTATTGCTAGACTTAAAGGTGCAAGAAAAGCTGCTAGATTTTTGGGTGGAAGAGGTGGAAGACTTGCTTCTGCTGTAATAGGAACTGCAGTTACTCTTGGTGGAACATATGCAGCAACTCAAGCACTGAAGGGTAGTGATGAAGAACCCAAAGCACCAGAGCAAAAAGCACAAGGCCTTGCTGGTGGTGGACTCGTAATTCCAAGATTCTCTGGTGGAGGATTTAACTTTAAAGGAATGTTGGGTGGAGCAGGACTAGGGAGTATGTTTGGTCCTCTTGGTATGCTTTTTGGTGCTGGTGCTGGGGCAATGAGTGGATTTGTAAGTGGGGAGAAAGGTGTAGATAAAGTCCCTGCGATGCTGAGTGATGGTGAGTTTGTGATGTCTACTGGAGCTGTTGCAAAATATGGAGTGGACACTCTGGAAGCAATGAATGCTGCTGGAGGTGGAACAAATAAACCTAAGATTATGAGTGGAACCACTTATGCTTCTGGTGGTGGTTTGGTTGGTGATAGTGATGCTAATGGAATGTATTCTGGTGGATTGATTGCGGATCGTAAAGAGCAACTCTCTCAAGAAGCAATCAGTGCTAGATTAAAGAGAATAGAAGCCCAGATGCAAGTTCAGCAGGCATTGGCATCTGGTAGGGGTCTTAATATTAAAGGTGCTAGTTACGGAGCAAATCTGGGTAAAGGATTTGCTACAAAATACCAGGGAAGAGACGCAATAGTTATTAAGAATGGAGTAGATTTTGATACTTACTCTACAGGTATTGCTGATAATGAGATTACTTTGGGCGGAAGAGTATATTATGCTGTAAAGAGAGGTAATGATCTCATTTATGTTTCCAATTTTAAAAAGGGTCTTGCTGGACAGACCGATAAGTATGGTGCTAGAAACAAATCTTATAAAGGAAAAGGTGGTGGTTTAATGAGTGGACTTTCTAGTAAAGATAAGAAGAACCTACCAAAAACAAAAATCATGATGGGTCCAGATGGTCCTTTTGTTGGATATCTAACATATAAAAATGGTGAACCTTCATATCAAAGACCAACCCAAAGAAAGAAAGGTATGTTAGAAAGTCTTGCAGACTTTTTTAACCCAAAAGGTGCAAAAGCAAGAGAAGAAACCCTAAATGCAAGAACATTAAGAATCACTGGTATCAGCGATCTTGAAGATATGAGACGCCGTGGAATGAAAGAAGAAAATATTAAAAAGATGTTGAATGAAAGACTTGGTGCAAATGGATATTCTCGTGCTGTCAATGATGCAAAAGCAAAACAGGCAAGAATTAATAAGGAAGCATCTCAAAAAAATCTTGATAGATTGACTTGGGGAAATGTTGGACCTGACATGATGCCTAAAAGATTTGCTGCAGAACAAGAAGCAGGTAGAAGAGAATATGATAGAAGAGGTGGATTTTTGGGACAAATGGGAAGATGGAGTCAAAGAGCATTTGGTGGGGCGGAAGCAAATAGAAGATTAGATGCACAAGCAAAATTCTCAGAAGCGAAGTCAAAACAATCAGGTGCAGCTGCCATAGGTAGATACTACTCTTCGTCTGATGGAAAGTATTATGCAAATTATGCAGCAGCGGAGAAGGCAAGAGATGCGAGAAGAGCTAAACTCGCTTCTCAACAAAAAACTAGAACTGGAGTAAAACCACCAGTAAAACCAAAACCAAAATATGTTCCAGCTGGAGGAGGAATGGGTGGTAAACGTGGAAAATCATCAAGGGATAGTGCAAGAAGCATTCCTTCATTCAATGCGAGAAATCCGAGTGGAATGGGATCTAAAATAAAAACACTTGGGATGATAATATAAATGGCAATCTCATCAGACAAACTTCTTAATAGACCATCAGAACTTCACCGCCGATATGGTGGAAGACTTGCCATGCAGAAAGCACATCAGGAGAAGATGGTTGGTGGTGGTCCTGTTAGTATTGTTTTTACTAAAAAATCTATAAAGAACATTGAGTTAATAAAAGATAATGTTGTCAAGATAGAAGGTATTTTAAAAGGAACTATCGCTGCAGAAAAAAAAGCACTTGATGAGAAAAAGAAAAAAGAAAGTTCTCAGAGACGCGAAAAACAAGAAGAAAAATTAGAAGCAAAACCAGATATGAGTATGGGATCTATAAAGATGCCCAGACTTCCAAGGATGGGTATTCTTGATTGGATTAAAAACTTTATAGGAAAAATTATTCTTGGTTATTTTGCTTACAGATTAATTGAACATCTTCCTAAGATAATACCAATCGTCAAGTTTATTGGAAATGCTACTGATTTTATTATCGATGTTGGTGGAGAACTTTTAAATGGTCTTGCTACTTTTATTGATGCAGGATATAAAGCCTATGATGCAACTCGTGGATTTATAAAAAATTTCGGTGGAGAAAAAGCTGCTCAAAAGTTTGATAAA